ATGCCGTTCTCTCCGTGGATTTCCCGGACGCCCTGGAGGTCTTCCGATGAACCGCCGCCGTCCCGTCCGGTCCTTCAACTGCGAGTTCGGCTATGAGCTTATCGCCGTCCTCCCACTGGCCTATGCCCTCCATGAGCGGGGCTGGCTTGTAGGGACGGAATCGGCAAGGGATACCAGATGCCTCTACTGGTTCAGCCCGGAGCACGCGGAGAAGGCGGGGCAGAGGGACGGGGCGAATAATCTCCTCCTGGCCCGGGAGGGCTATCCAAACGCGGACATCCACCGGCCCGAGCTTGACTGGCGATACTTCCGCCCTCCTCCGCTCAAAGCCCGATACGCCAACGACCGCTTCCGCTTCGGAAAGCCCACGCTCGTTATCTGCAATCGGAAGAACCGGGAATGGGGCGGGGAGCCGATCAACTTCATCCCGGAGGAAACGCTCGCCGCCCTCTTCGACCTCCTCTCCCCGCGCTACCAGATCGTCTATTGCAACCTGGACGGCCGCCCGGAGCTTTACGACGAAGCCTCGCCGGTCCCGATGGGCGACTACCGGCTGATCGCGGACCGATACGCCGGCCGGGTTGTCTCGATTCACGACCTCGCAGCGGCCTATCCCGGGCTCTCCTTCAACACCCTCCAGCTCTCCGTCTTCGCCAACTGCGAACGGTTTATCACTATGAACGGCGGATACGGGATTCTCGCCAGCTACTTCGGCGGGACCAACCTGATCTATTCCCGGGAGTGCATGGAGATCAAGCCGGAGATCGACAGCTTCCGGCGCTGGTATCACCGGTTCGGCGGAAGCCGGATCGTCCACGTCGAAAGCACAACGCGCCTCGTTGAAGGGGTGGAAAGGGAGTTTGTGGCATGAAGGGCAAGATTGAGAAATGGGTGATGCAAACTCCCGGCGGAAAGTTTGTGGGCTTCAGCGGGACATTCAAGACGACAGAGATGGGGCAATGCGTTGTTTGCGGGAGGGTAGGGCCAGTGAATCCGCATATCCCTTTCATCGGGGAGGGATGCACAGGGGACGACGCGGTTTTGCTCTGCTGGCATTGCATCCCGAAAGTTATCAAGGCCGGAGTGAAAGCGATCATGCAACGCCCCCGGAAGACGGGGAGGAGGAGAACGTAACATGAACGGAGAAGTGCTTTTCATCGCGCCAATCGGGCCGATCGGAGAGGGATATAGCCTCTCGGTCGATGCGTCGCTCCGGGAGCAGACCCGGCCGGACTGGAGGCTCCTGGTAGTCGGGGATGGGCCGAGCATGGTTTGTCTATCTGGCCCAGATCCTCGGATTATCTATGGGACTACCCCCAAACGCGCCCACGACTTCGGCCATACCCCCCGCGCCTACGGCCTGGAGCACTTCGGGGTCAACTCCGATTTCGTAGTCCTCACCGGCGCCGACGCCTACTACACCCCCCGCTTCTGCGAATACATGGTGGCCGCCTTCGACCCGGGGACTACCGCCGTCTACTGCGATTTCGTCTCCCGCTTCGGGGAGGACGGACTGCCGCAAGGACACAAGGACCCGAGAAATGCGACATGGGACGTGATCCGCTCCAAGCTCAACCGGGGACATATCGACTGCGGCGCGGTCATGGTCCGCTCCGACCGGGCCCGGGCTGTCGGCTGGACCGGCCGGGACTACGCGGCGGACTGGACCTTCATCAAAGCCCTCTGCGATCGCTTCGGCGCCCACACCCTCAAACACTTACCCCAGGTGCTTTATGTCCACAACTAACATCAAGATTATGGCCGTCCCCGATTCCGCTTTCAAGCCCAGGGAATGCTCCCGCTGTCTCATAACCTCCGCCGTCCCGGGCGCGGACATCGGCGAAAGCGGGGAGTGCGCCTACTGCCGCCTCCACGACCGCCTTGCCGCCCGCTATCCGAATGATATGCGGGGCTTGGAGAAGTTCGACCGGCTGATAGCGGAGATCAGAAGGGCCGGCCGGGGCAAGCCCTACGCCTGCCTTGTCGGCGTAAGCGGCGGGGTTGATTCGTCCTATCTCCTCCACCTGGCAGTCCTCCGCGGCCTCCGCCCTCTCGCCGTCCACGTTGACAACGGCTTCGACAAGCCGGTGGCCCTCCAGAACATCTCCCGCCTCTGCTCTGCCCTCGGCGTTGACCGGATTGACTACCAAGTAGGCAACTCGGAATACCAGGCGATCTGCCGGGCCTTCCTTCGCGCTTCGGTCTCGGACGCGGACATCCCGAACGATATCGCCATGACCACGCTGATTATGCGGACGGCCGAGCGATACGGGATCAAATACGTCTTGAACGGCCATGACTTCCGAACGGAGGGGTCATGCCCTCTCGGATGGACCTATATGGACGGCCGCTACATCCGGAGCGTCTTCCGGGAGATCGAAGGGCGGGAGATCCTAACCTTCCCGGTCCTCACCTTCCGCGATCAACTCCGCTGGGCCGCGAAGGGGATCAAACAGGTCCGGCCGCTCTACTACCTGGACTTCGACCGGGAGAGAGAGGCGGACTATCTCGCCTCTAACTATGGCTGGAAGCCCTACGGCGCGAAGCACTGCGAGAACCTTTACACGGAGTTCATCGGCTCCTACTACCTCCCCCGAAAGTTCGGGATCGACAAGCGGGTGCTCTATGTCTCGGCCCTGATCCGGTCCGGGAAGCTGATCAAGCCGTGGGGCCGGAAGATTCTCGCCGTGCCTCCGGATAGGGACTATTACGTCCCCGGCTCTGAATCCACTCTCCCCCGCGTCAAAATCACGCGCAGTGAGCTTGACCGGATCATGGCCCTCCCCCGCCGGTTCTACCAGGAGTTTGACACCTACCACCCCCTCTTCATCCGCTACCGGAGGCTGATCCGGCTTGCCTCTCGCCTCGGCCTTCTGCCGGAGACGTTTGCGGAGAAATACACGCGGTAGAAAGATCGGTGACCAATCAATCAACGGGGAGGATGGCGATATGAAAGTCACTTTACTGGATACAGAAACCGGGGAAAGACGCGCTGTGGACGGGTATCCAGCATTTGAATGGGCGGAAAACAACCGGTCTTGCGACTGCAATCGTGCTCGGCCATTCGGCGAAGCCGTATGTAACGAGATGGAACGCCGGATGCGCGAGCGGCATCCGGAGTTATTGCCGCATCAAAGCTATTGCTGGGGTTGTAGGCGGTTTCTTGTTGTTGCGGCGAAGATGAACCACCCCGGCGACTATACGTTAGCGGAGCTAAATGCAGGGTATCCGAAAGAATTACTGGTGAAGCACGGCATTGTCTAATTGTAGCGCGGACCAACAACCACCCAACCAGTCAACCAACCAGTCAACTAGGAGGAAGGACAGCATGAGCGAAACGACGAAGAGCGCGGAGATGGAAAGCAAGAAGCGGACGGCGGTTGATCCGGTGATCGCCAGGATGCTCGCCGAGGATGACCGGGAAAACATGGTCGATAGAAGCGGCCGGCGAGTTTTTACCGACGACGATTCTCTCTGCGAAGAGGATCAAGTGGTTTTAGCCGATGAGCATGGGCATGAGATTATCCGTGGATCGGAAGCAGAACTGGAGGCTGCCGGTTATTCGATCAGGGATATGCCATTGACCTTCTCCCCCCTCGATTCCCTTGAAGCATTCGACAAAGAAAGCGGGAGGAGGATAAGTCAATCGGAGGTGGATATCCGTTATAGGGTGGTCTGGATTCTCCGCAAGGCCGCCTTCACCTTCGCCGAGATTAGCGGAGTGATGGATACACCCCCGCCCACCCTCTGCGGCTGGTATGACATCGCTTGCGCGATCTTCGGGGGCGGAGAGTCACTGAAGGTGGCGCGGCGCATTCCGCACCGGGCTGCGACCCGGGACAGATACCCGGCCGGCCTGGACAAGCGGCACCTCGCCGTCTGGATTTTGAGACGGGCGGGAGTGACGAATGAGGAGATAGTAGACACTTTCCGAATAAACGAAAGAAAGGTAACTCGTTGGTATACAGCGGCCTGCGCAATAATGGGGAAGAAAAATGTCCACCTTCCGTCAATAGTGTAGGGACAAATCATGGATTTACAAGCCCAGATAGTCATCGCTGGCATTATCGGACTACTCAGGCTTGCTCTTTCCGTAGTGAGCGCGATACAGATATTTCGGATTTCTAGGCAACTTTGATTTTGCCCTGCGGCGCGAGGAGCCAGTAAGGCCCGTTGGAGGCAAGGCCGACCAACGATCCCAGGAGGGAGCGCGGCCCAGGGCAATCCTTCCGTCTCCGGAGACGGTTTTATCAGAGGCAAGCGGCAGAAGCAGAAACGAAAGGGCGCGGGCATGGTGAACGACAACGAGCTGATCCGGGACCTTCGGGCGGCGGCCTATTCCGGCCAGACCGTCAACGCCGAGCTTCGGTTCGGGGAGAAGGTCATTCCGGTTCAGGTCGGGGTATCGGCTTTCAGGCTATCGGAAGACCCTGGCGCCCCCAAAATCCTCGGCCACGACTTTGAAGTCCGCGCCGAGTTTCACCTGGACGAAGATGTCCGGGACGAAGGCTGATCGAAAAGGGAGGGCACGAATGAGAGATCGGACGGCGAGGCGGTTGGTGAGGGATTTGCGGGAGGCTATCGGGGCGGAAGCGGCTTGGACGCGAAATCCTTTCGATGGCAAGGATTACGTCTCCATCCGCAATCTCGGCAAGGAAATCTACGATCTGCGGGGACGGCTGGAATCGGAAGCCAAGTTCCGCAAAGCCCTCATGGACTACCTCGGTCTGGAGATCGAGATCGTCCCGGCCCGAGAACCACTGATCGTGGTCTCGGCCAAGCAGAACCTTGCCGGGAAGAAATCCCCGAAGGCCAGCCAGGGCAAGGGATAACGGATATGCCTTCCTGTGTATTCGCCCGCGCTCACGTCTTTCAGCCACGGGATTCCGGAGAGGAAGCTGTCCGGCCCGATATTCCAGCCTCCCCCACCCGAAGCATCGACCCCAGCGACCTATCCTCCGATCTGGACAGTCTCCGGATTGAAGCACGTCGGATGTCTGAGGACCACGCCAAGAAGCACGGCGCAAACTGCGGCGGCCTCCCCTTCCCCCGGCATATCAGGGTGATAACGGCACTCCCAGATATGCTGATTACGTTTGACTTCGCTCAGGGTTACCCCGTCAGTCCCGAGCCGTGGAATAACTTTCACCTGACGGAAGCGTATAAGCGCCTCCGCTTTCTTGGAGAGGGATGAAGCTATCGGCCATTTCGGGATCGAAGAGGCGGATAGCGAAGGCCACCGGATACAGGGCTTTCCTAAACGGCCAGGAAGTAAAACGCGCCTTCGCCGCCGATACCCGCCCCGGAAAACTCTGGCGGTATAAGCAGGACCGGGACGGCAACTTGCTGATCGAGAATGGCGGGGTAGCCAGGGAAGTCGTTTACGGGAAGGTCAGATTGAGGCGTATCTCTCCGCGAGGTGGTCCAGCCAGGTAGGACGCCGGGCCCATAACCCGGAAGTCGCCGGTTCGATTCCGGCCCTCGCTATAGAACGATGGAGGAACAAGAGAATGCGAGACCCAAGCCGAAATATCCGAAACGCGATCCGTGGATTACTGCGGGCCAGATATGCGCCGATCCGGGAGAAGTATGGCCCGAAAGGACCGAAGGAAAGGCAGACGGTCTTCTACTGGCTGAAGGAAACCTTCTGGGCTTGGTGCGAGGGCAGGGAAATCGGGATCAAAGCATTCCGCGCCGACTGGATCAGAAACGCGGTCAATCCGGGCGTGGAGATGCTGGACCTGTAAGGCGTGGCGCGGCCAGCCCGATGACGACGATCACGCTCCAGGACGGATACATTGTATCGGTGAAACTTGATCCGCTCTGCGCCGGCTTCAAAATTGAAGAGACCAAAACGCTAGGGAACAAGCAAGCCCCCGGAGAGTTCCGCGATCGTATAGAGAGCCTAGTTGCGGAGCTTCAGTTGGCCGGGGTGGAATATCGGAAAAGAACGAGCAAGGTTCTCTTCGATTTAGGGCTGTTCAATTCCGGCCCTCGCTATTTTTGAGCATCTGGTTCGCTGTTAACACGGGCACGCACGCATGAACTTCACCGATGAGCACGAGAGAAGAGGAAATCCGGCTGGCCCGGGCAATCTGCGAGGCTTATGCGGTAGACGGGACCGTTGACCTTCACTACCTCTGTAATAAGGAAGGTATTACATACGAATATTTCTGGAGCGTATGTAGAGACACACCATCCATATCAGAGCTATTAGCGCGTGCTAAAGTGGCACACGCCCGGATTAGGCAGACCGCCAAGGCGGCGCAGAAAGAACGCGAAAGGGACCTGGCACACCGGGGCGCGACAATCCTTCTGCAGGGCGGCCAGGAAGAGATGGTAGAAGTCTACGAGATTCCGACGGGGGAGAACGACGCGAACGGGAAGCCGGTCCTGAAGATCACCAAGATCAAGAAGACCCGCCGGACGCTTCGGCCTTGCCCCACTACGGTCAAGCATATCCTGGAGAAGACCGATCCGGACTACAAGGAGACGCTAAACGTCAACCTCGGCGGGAGCGTGGGGATCGACTACGACAACCTCTCCGACGAAGAGATGATCCGGCGAGCGATCGAGAGGGGAATTGACCTTCCAGAATCAGCCAAGCGAAGCCTACCTGTCTCCCCAGGAGCGGGAGGAATTGAAGCGGAGGTTCCTGCAGGCGGACGCCAAGATAGTCCGGAGGGACCAGAGGCCGGAGACCCCGCAGGGACTTCTTGATTATTGCCGGGAACACTACGGCCTGACTATCCCGAAGCAACGGATATGCCCGGATCATAATGTCCCCGCCGACTACCTGATCCGAAAGTTTTTTGAGAACCCCGGGAAGTCCTGGTCCGCGAACGATCTGGAACGGTGGGCTCCGATAGGAGACGTGATTGTCTGGGCCTGCCGGAACGGCCTAAAAACTCTCCTCGCCGGCATCCTCTCCCACCTCGATTGCAAGTTCAAGCCGGGCTGTGACGTAAGGATTCTCGGGGGGTCGCTAGACCAGAGCAAGAAGGCTTACAAATACTTCACCGACTGTTGCGAGAAGGCGTCCCCGCATGAGCTGGTAGGCGAGCCAACCGAACGCGAAACGAAGTTCATCAACAGGAGCAAGACCGAAGTCCTCACGCAGAGCAGGAAGTCGGTCAAGGGGCCGCACGTTCCCAAGGTCCGGTGCGACGAAGTAGAGGAGTTCGACGAAGACGTTTGGGGGCTCGTTCAGTTTACGACGGCCTCGCGCCCCGGGATCAAGAGTTCGTTTGAGTCGCTGTCAACGGCACACAGTCCATACGGGCGCACGATCCGGCTGGTTGACGCGGCGGCCGATAGCGGACAACGGGTTTTGAAATGGTGTCTCTGGGAGGTCATTGAGGCTTGCCCCGAAACGGCCGACTGCGAGAAGTGCAAGGGGATCAAGGCGCGGGACGAAAACCAGCTTGTCCATACCTTCTTCGAGATATGCCAGGGGAAGGCGAAGCTAATCCGGGAGAAGCGTTTTCCCTGCATAACTATCGAGGACGCGCACAAGATATTTTGCAGATCGAGTTTCGAGGAATATGAGTCCAATATGCTTTGCCGTCGTCCTCGCCAGGGCGGCGGCCGGTTCTACAAGGAATACGACGACCGCTTCCCCGGCGGGATTCACGTTATCCCCGATCAGTATAAGTCGGACTGGCCGACATACGAAGCCTACGACGGCGGCTACCATCACCCCCGGGCGAGCGTCTACCAGGTCAACCCGGCGACGGATCAGCGGATAAAGATCGACGAATGGGCGCCGGAGAACCTCGGCACATCCGACTTCGTAGAAGGCTTGGACGCATGGCGGAAGGTCCAGGGATACCGGGAACCGGAGATCCGGGTATGCGATCCGGCCGCGACTGACCTTATCGCCGAGTTCAAGAAAGGCGTCCCGTCGAAGGGCATACCGGGCGTTGACATAAAGCCCGCGAACAACGACCGGAAGGCGGGGCAGGCGGAGATAAGGCGTCTGCTTCGGATCAACGACCGGATAGGCGGCCCGATGTTTCTGGTCTGCCAGCGGTGCAAGGTCGGACGGCGGGAGATGCGCGAGCTCTACTACCCCCAGGTCTCGCCGGACAAGCCCCCGGCGGAAGACCACGTGAAGATGAACGACCACGGGCCGGACACGGATCGCTACATGATGATGGCCCTGGCGAAGAAGGGCGAGATGTTCGTGGGGAGGTTGTGATGGCGAAGGCAAGCGGCGGAAAAGGCATCCGCGCATTCGAGATAAAGCCGTGGATGCTAACGCCGGCCGGACCCCAAACCGAAGCCGGGATAAGTGGCGGGGAGACCTGGGAAGGCTGGATGAAAGAAAGTCTCCGTCACTGCGCCGCCTCCGTTCTCAAAGACTTCGCGGACACAATCGTCGCCAAGTCCGGGATAGATGCGCTGTTGAACCGCGACATTCGCCTCTGGCCCCGAGCCGCCCAAGTCTCCCTCGCCCTCCACCTGGGGCTCGCCTGAAATGGACCCCCGGAGATTGACCCCCGAAGAGCTCGCCTACCTGAATGCCGAGATGGACCGCCGGGTGGGCCGCTTCTTTCTCTCCCTTCTCTTCATCCTCCCGATCGTAACCGTGGCCGCCGCCCTGATCGGCGCGGCGATAGGCTTCAAGTGACCAACACTCCCCCCTCTCCCGGCGGCTACGATATGCCGCCCCTCTCTCGCTTCATCTCCTCCCCTATCCCGGGCGGCCTCTCCTATCCCGCCCCGAGGCAGTCAAGCGCTCTAAAGCCAAGCCGGGAGGCGGGAAATCGGGCCTGCCCTAGTGGGAGAACGATCCTCCCCGCCCGCTCCTCCCGGCTTGCATCTCCCCCCGTCCCTCCCGATCCCGTCGGCTTCGCTCTCGGCCGTCTCTGCGGCTACCTCGCTCTCGCTATCGCTATCCCGATCAACTCGGGCCGCTATCTCATCCGTGGCTATCTCTCGCTCTTCCGGCAAATACGCCGGCAGGGCTTTCGTTACAACGTCAACCAGGGCAAGCAGGAGGGCACGAAGTGAGCGACAGAATGACGGAGCGAATGACCGGGCGGAGGATGGGCTACTTCGAGATCGGGATGAGCGTTCTGACCGAGGACACCTGGGGCTTCCATCTCCCCCTTTTCTCCCAAGTGGTCGTCCTCGATTCCAACCCCATCCCCGATCGGGATGTCGTCCGATACCTCGCCTTCTCCCCGCTCTTCGACCTGATCAGCGAGCAGGACGAATACCCGGACTACGCCATAGTCGTGGAATCGAAGGCGGGACAGCTCCCGGTGATCCGGGCCGAGCGGAAGGCGTAAGGGGAGGGCGGCGGTCATGGGCTATAAGTCGCGCTTTTGCTGGACTACGCCCTACCAGCCCGGGCAATACGAGGAGATTTTTAAGCATCCCTCTCCCGGCAAGGCGGCGGAGCTCGAGCGGCGGCAACAGGCGAACAAAGAGGCGGAAGGGAAACGGGAGGAGAAGCCCCAATGATCCAGTGCTTCGGTTGCGGCGGCGTCGCGGTAAAGCGCGAGAGCGGGATGATCGGGACGGAATACGGATGCTCCTCCTGCGGGCGCAAACTCCTCGTTGACGGGCGCGGCGCGATCCTTGTCCTCCACGGTGACGAATGGAAGCTGGCCCAACCCGCCTCGGAATAGCCATCCCCGTCCCGGACTTGATCGGCTCGATTGTCCGGGCGATCAAGCTCACCCCGCAACAGCTTGGGGCGATAGCCCGCCGGGATTGCCGGACCTGCTACGGGACCGGATCGGCCGGGCGGATCAACGGCAAGCTCCTCCCCTGCGTCTGCGTCCGCAAGATCATCACCCGGATGGTAGAGGCGGAGGTAGAGAAGAAGCTCGCCCCGGGCGGAGGCGGCCAGGTGATACCGGGGGGAGGCAAGGGAAAGACATGAGCGAGCGACCGACAGAGACGAAGCCGGACGGACGTAAGCCCGGACTGATCAAGGGCGCGATGAACAAAGTCCTCACCTTCGAGAGCTTCTTCGGGATCAGCAAGGCGGAGATGAAGCTCCGGCGCAAGGAAGCGAGGGAGGAAGAGGCGCGGGAGAAGGCGGAGCACGAACGGGGCGCATGGGAAACTATCGGATGAAATTGCTAGAGCGATCGAAAGCCGCCCTTTCCATCCTCCGGGGCAAGGGTATCACCTTCAACCCGGGATCCGGATGGGCGAAGCTCGCCGGGGCCGGCCTTACCTCCCGCCAGGGACGAATCGGCGCGACGGACTTCGAGCGGCAGATCGGGGAGTTCAAGAGCCACATCGCCGCCTGCACTTCCCTCCTCGCCGAGAAGGCCGCGACCGTCCCCCTAAAGCTCTACGTCGATGACGCCGGATCGCCCACGGGCCGGACGGAGATCACGGATCATCCCTTCCTCGATACGTGGTGGGAGGTCAATACCTACTCCAACCACCATGAGTTCATCGAGCTTATCATCACCCACCTTTGCCTGACCGGCAACGCCTACCTCTACCTGGTCCCCAACGCGCTCGGTATCCCCGCCGAGATCCATCTCCTCCCTCCGCAGAACGTTAAGATCGTCCCCTCGAAGGAGAAGGTGATCGGCGGATACCACTACTCCCGGGGCGGGACGGTCCACGACTTTACCTCGGAGGAGGTTGTCCATTTCCGGCTCCCCAACCCCTTCGACCCATTCTTCTACGGCTACTCCCTGGTCTGTAAGGCGGCGGTGGCGATCGCGGATCAGAATAATATCGATCTGATGCAGGACGCCTATTTCCGCAACCTCGCCCTGCCGGGGTCGCTGATCGTCCTGCGGGAAGGCGGGACGGCGGGGAAGGAAAACTTTGAGCGGCTCAAAGCTCAATTTGAGGATGACTACTCCGGGATGGAGAAAGTCGGCAAGCCCCTTATCGCCAGCGACATCCAGGACGTAAAGGACATCTCCTCCAATATCGGCATCCGGGACTTCGCCTTCCTTCGCGGCCGGGCCAATATCAAAGAGGAGATTTACTCCATCTGGAAAGTCCCGCTCACCTACGGATCGAGAGAGGCGACACCCTCCCGGGCGACGCTGGAGAACGACCAGATCCGGCTCGCCACGGATTGCATCGCCCCGATGCTGATCCGAATCCAGGAGAAGCTAAACGAGAAGGTAATGCCCATCTACGATCCGGCCCTCTACTGTGAGTTTGACATCTCCACGATCATCCCCCCGGATCAGAAGTTTCGGCTAGAGGAGATCACAAGCCATATCGCCTCCGGCTACTCCACCCCGGACGAAGAGCGGGCGATTGACGGGCTGAAACCCCGGCCGGACGGCGGCGGGACGGCGGGCAAGCAGATCAACCCCCCATCGATTGCGGACCTTCTCGGAGAGGAAGGCGCGGCGGAATCGGAAGAGAAAGCGGCCGAGGAAGGCAAGGCGATTGAGAAAGAGATCATCGAGAAGGTGGCGGGTCAGGTCACGTCGGCCCTCTTCGGCGACAAAGCTATCCCCGGAGCGGAGGGCAAGGCCAAGAAGATCGGTCCGACCTCCTCCGCCCAGTTAGAGAAGAAGGTATCCGCCCAGCGGGCCGGGATGCGGCGGAAGACCGCGAAGGTCTACAAGTCCCTCGCTGGTCGTGCGGCGTCTCTGGCGGGGAGTGTGTAATGAGCAAACGGCAAGCATACCTCCAGATCAGCCCGGATCTAATCGTCTCCCTGGTCACGTCGGTAAAAGAACCGCGCCATAGGTATTCCCTGGAAGTCATCGAGAACGCCCTGCCCACCGACACCGAGTTTGTCCGGGCCGAGATCAGGAATGAATACGGGGCGGAAACGATTATCGCCGTGGTCGAATCGGAGGCATTCAAGGGCGGAGAGATGTTGCCGCTCCCGGTGTTGAAGCAGACGCCAATCATCCCCGGCGGGAGCCTCTAATGTTCGCCTGGCCCGTTCTCTTCTCTCCTGCGGTTTTTAGTTCCGAGCCCAGTCATGGGATCAACCATCCTGCGATTATCTACGCCCTCCTGGCCCTCTATTTCGCAGCGGCCATCCTTTTCATAATCAGCATCTTCCGCCCCCGATGAACAAGAAAAAGATCGAGAAGATCATCCGCCGCCTGATCAAGGACGGCTGGGATGTCCAGCTTGCCAACTCCGCCAAGAAGGAGATCATCGCCGCCTTCAAGAAGATCGGCCAGTGGGGCGGGGAGATGGTCATAGACGGCTTCGCCTTCGATGTTGAAAGCAAGGCGGCCGTCAAGGCTATCGAGCGGATAGCGGAAGGCTTCTCCAAGACTGCGGCTCTGACCGGGCTCGATGAGATCAAGCAAGTCCTGACCTGGGGGATGGACGAAGGGAAATCCATCGGCGAAATCCAGGGCAAGCTCCGCTCCCTCTACGATGAAGTCTGGAAGGACCGGGCCGACATGATCGCCCGGACCGAGACGATGAGGGCGGCGAATGCGGGACTTGCCGAGGGGTGGAAGCAGAGCGGGGTTGTGACGAAGAAGATATGGCTGACCGCCGGCGACGCCTGCGAAATCTGCGAACCCCTGAACGGCATGGAGGTCGGATTGGAAGAGACCTTTTTCGACAAGGGGGATGAGCATAGCTACGAGGACGGGGAGGGGAATCAGAAAACGGTCGTCCTGGATTATGGCGACGTGGAGACACCTCCCCTTCATCCGTTCTGCCGTTGCACGATGGTATCCGCAACAACCTGACCGGGGGCACCCGACTATCAAATTCAGGAGACCGATAACGATGAGCAAGAACGTCATTACCTTCCTGGGATCAGAGCGGTGCGGCCTCGATACCGTGCTCCCGGGGATCGAAGCCCTTTCCGCCCAGGCGGCCAACGGCGTCCGGGCGGCCATCTCCGCGCATAAGATCAACATCCGGGAAACGGAGTTTGTCCGAAAGGCATACAAGGACCCGTCGCCGGAGCCGAGGCCGAAGGAGCGGGCGATCCGCCACCTGGTCACGACCGGGATGGTCGATCTGGAGGGTGACGTTCTTTTGCAGAGCGGGGGGATCAGGGACTACTACGGCAATCAAGTCCTCTACGTCCACGACTACACCGGCAAGTTTCTGCCCATCGGGAAGTGCATGGGGATGGAAGTCGCCCCCGGGTCAATCAGGGCCCGGACGGTCTTCGCCAAGCACGATCTGGCCGAAGACCTGTATCACCTCTACTGCGATGATGTGGACGGCACCGGCCCGATCTGCCGGGACTGGTCCGTCGGCTTCATCCCCCTGCGGGTAGCCCCCCGTGGAGGGAAGGGATGGAAGGAAGCCCTGGCCCTGGCGTTGAAGGCCCGGCCGGACCTGGCCGAGCGTGAGGATGCGATCGCCCGGATCATCCTCTCCTGGATACTGCTCGAGTATTCCGCGACGCCGATCGGTGTCAACCCGGAAGCCCGGAGCACGATTGAGGAGAAGGGGCTGATCCACTTTCCCGAGCTCAAGGTCCAGTTCAAGAGCCTGTTCGCCGGGATGAAGGCGGAGGAGACACCGGCCCCGGACGCCCCGAAACCGGCCCCGGCGGTCCCCCCGGACGCCCCGAAACCGGCCCCGGCGGTCCCCCCGGACGCCCCGAAACCGGCCCCGGCGGTCCCCCCGGA